GACGAGACTTGGTCGCGAGCTAATGGAAAAAACTGTTAACTCGAATGCCGGTGTATCAGTTCCAGCAAACCCAGCTACTTTCGATCTGTTCGAAACACAAGTTTCAACCTCAATCGAGCAAGATATTCAGCTTCAGCTCGTTCTCGATCCGCTTTTCAGAAAGCTGGCCATGAATGCCGCTACTATGGTAGTTCCAACTCTTCCAGATTCTGGCTATGCTGAATTTGTTGGCGGCGCTGGTAGCGGTACGGGTGTACCTCACAAGGGTAACCTGGAAGCTCGCAGCGATACGGTAGGTTCTCCTTTTGCTGGTATCGCAATGGGTTCGAAGACTCTTACCGCTGTTAAGATGGTATCCAAGTCTTACATTGCAAACGAAGTGGAAGAGGATGCTATCATCCCAGTTCTTCCTTACATTCGTGATGCAATGGTTCGTTCGCACTCTCGTACGATCGAGCAGACGATTCTTCTTGGCAACACGGCTACTGGCGTATTTACGTCGGGCGCTTACAAGGGTCTCGTTCAGATGGCTATCGAAGATAATAAGAATTACAACATGCAAGCTGGTTCGCCAAACGCTTCCCCAGGCCTGTTCAAGGCTGCCGACCTTCTTGATATGCGTCAGGCAATGGGCAAGTATGGCCGCAACCCAACGGATCTGGTATACATTCTTTCAATGGATGCGTACTATGATATTCTTGACGATGCAGCCTTTGCTGACCTTAGCCAAGTTGGTTCTCAGTCCATCAAGGTTACTGGTCAGATTGGTTCAGTGTATGGCACACCAGTTATCGTTTGCGACGAGTTCGCTGCGAAAGCTGACGGCGCCTATTGCGCTGTAGCTGTAAATACAGCTAACTTCGTAATCCCTGTCCTTCGTGGTGTTACGGTTGAGCAGGACTATGACGTTGAAAATCAGCGTCGTGTTCTGGTTGCTACGCAGCGTCGTGGCTTTGACCGTATGTTTGCTACAGCCGGTCAGGTTGTTGCGAAGACCTGGTAATTTACCAGTGAGAGAGGCCCTTACCGGCCTCTCTCATATTTTCTATTAATACTATGGCAAACTTAATTACACTAGATGATTACAAATTACTGGAAGGTATTAATTCGACTTCGAGCGATGATAAGTTCGAATATCTGATTACTGCCGTCAGTAAACTTGTTCGCACTTATACTGGGCAAGAATTTGATACTTATGCCGGTTCTCCAGGTAAGACTGAAATCTTCGATATTCAGTGGGATACTCACGTTGTTCAGCTTGCCGAAACTCCTGTAATTAATATAAGTGCAGTATACGAAAGGTCTTCTCAGGCAGAAGCGTATAATGAGTTGTTTGCAAATGGTACTAATAGCAAATATGAATGGTATTTTGATGATATTACAGAAAGCATTTTTCGAACGGAAGAAAGCGGGGCTTACCGCAACTGGCCACGAGGAGTAGGTTCTGTAAAAGTAATTTATACTAGCGGATACGCGGTTATTCCTTATGATTTGAAACTTGCTGTTGCAGATTTGATTACCTACTATCATAAAGACGAATACAAAGAGCGTCAGAGCATTGGCTCTGCTAGCCGTGAAGGCGCTGGTGTTTCTACAATACGAAACGACCCCGGCTTTCCAGACCATATTCGTCGAGTGCTTGATCTCTACCGTGTATGAGTGAAAAGATAATTGATACTTTCATAGCAGAAAGACTACAAAAAGTTTGGGGCGAAAAAGATATCAATAAATTATTTGCAGAAATATCTAGAGACTATACTAATAATAAAGGAAGTCACTTTTTTACAATAACTTCCGCCCATATAAGAAATATACTACAAAAAGGACTAGCCCAGGCTCAGTCTTCATTAGAAGCCAAAGAGAAAGGACTTAGCGATTACAATAGAAGAAAAAGAAGAATAGAGCTGGATAGAATTTATTCCAAATATAAGAATACAATAAGAAAGATAGCCCCAAAAGTTGTCGCCGCAGTATCAGACCATTACAGTAACAATAGACCTGGGGTAGAGTGGAAAGGGTCTGGAGCAGGTTATGTAAAACTACTAACTTTAGATAAAAACAGACAATGGCAAATCAAAGAAACTATTTTTAATGCTATAGAGCAAGAAGTAAAAAAATTTAAAATAACTGGGTCCGCTGGAGTAGCTTTAAAAGGAGAATTATTCACTGAAGATGGCTCTAGGAGTAAATTATTTAATAAAATTAAAGAAGATACTCAATTTCTGCATATAGGTGAAGAGACCGTAGGGGTATCAAGCGCAGAGATTTTATATGGTAAAAATTTACAGAGCTTTAAAGACAAGAATAGTGAAGAAATAATAGGATTAGACGTAATAAAAGAAGATTCTGCTTTAGGTAATACTATAGACAAATGGTATTTTAACTCAGATAGTAGAAAAAAAGCAGAAGAGTTACTAAGAGAGGCATTATCTGAAATAGTTCCAAAAGATCTTCAGGTAGTTTGGACCTTAAATGATGGTCCAGATTATTCTAGTAGGAAAGTTATAGTAAAAGGGGAGTTTAATTCTAGACGAGCAAACTATGCTGGTTCTGAGAAGTATGACTGGGTATTACTGAGAGCGGCATTAATACCAAAATTACAGCAAAAATTAGATAAACTACTAGAAGGTAACGAATTAAAAAAATTGGCCACAATGGAAGGCAGTCAACCTTTTGATAAAAGATTAGGCGTGTTTATTATTAATAAAGCTCTAGATAAATTAATAAAAGGCAAAAGAATTAGAGTAAAAAATCCAAAGCTGGATAAGCCAAAAAAATATGCTAGTAAAAAACCAAAACGGCTACCAAATAAAAATAAAAAATCTATTAGTGCTGCCACTGCAAAAGTAAATGATATTAATATTCCACCGCTTCCAGCGCTACCAAAAAGTAAACAAGCCACTCAACCAACTCTTAATTTAAATGCACTAAAGGCACAAATTAATGCAAGACTTTCAATGCAGGTGATAAAAAACATGGGCACTCCGGCCCTTGAAAATCGCACAGGAAGATTTGCAAGATCTGTTCAAGTAACAGACGTTGTTCAAACATCAAAAGGGTTTCCATCCATTGGATATACCTATCAAAAATATCCATATCAAACCTTTGAGCCAGGTTACAAACAAGGCTCCGCTCAAAGAGACCCACGAACACTGATTGATCGTTCTATTCGAGAAATCGCAACGCAACTAATCGTCGGAAGATTTTATACTAGGAGAGTTTGATGGCAGAGAGAGACTATACAACACGACGAATGGCGATCGTAAAAGCTCTCGAAGATAAGATTAAACTTATCGACGGAAACTCCCCGTATCGAACAAATCTTTTTGGAAATGTCCTTCCACGGCTGAAATTCTGGGATGAAGTACAAGATTTTCCAGCAGTTCATGTCAGTGCAGGAGCAGAAACCCGCCAATATCAAGGCGCGGGTTATAAAGACCGCTTTCTTACCTTAACCATAAGAGTTTATGTACAAGAGGAGAACGCAGTCTTTGCCTTAGAGAAATTATTCGAAGACATTGAAACAGTGATCGAGACAAACTCCATGTTGGAATATATCGATCAAGACGGCAATACTCAAACTACTCACATGATTAGTATATTGAGTATTGATTCTGACGAAGGAGCTCTTGAGCCTCTCGGTGTTGGCGAAATAATTTGCGAAGTAAGATATTAATCTTTTTAGATTAAGAGGCGAAGAAATTCGTCAAAGGAGATAAATTCCATGGCTTTAATTTCACAAAGAAATTCAAAAATGTTTGCAAGACTGGGCGGCAATGGCTCGAGTCCAGCTCAAGTGGGTGTTTCGCCCGATAATAACACTTGGGAAATTCCAGTTCTTGCTGGTTTTTCTTTTGGGCAAACTACAAACTCTACTGAAGTAACTGTTAACGAAGCGGGCCTGATTTCAAGACGCGCTCGCGTAATGTTTAACGATTCTTTAGCTCCAGTAGAATTCAGCTTTAGTACTTATATTCGTCCTACTGCGAATACTGGCCCAACTACTGCTGTAGCACCAGAACAGGTATTGTGGGCGATGCTAATGGGCGCAGACTCATATAACGCTACATCAGGCGTATTCTACAGCAGTATCATGGCAACAAGTGGTCCAAGCCCTAACCCAGTATCACCAGCAGCTAGCCCGTTGCCTTTAAATGCTGTTAATACTGTAGCAAGTACAACGAATACATTTGATTTTTCTGCTTCAAACGTTTCGTTCTACCCAAGTGGTAACTCTGTAATATTCCAAACTCAAGAAGGTGCAAACTACGAAGTATTTACAATATCAAATGCTCAGATTAGTTCAGTAACAATTGATTTTGATATTGAAGGTATCTGCACAGCTCAGTGGAGTGGTATGGGTACTTCCATTGCTAGAAGCACTTCTCAGATAACTGGTGCTAATACTACAGGTACTACATCAACCACAAACTTTATTCGTAATAGACTGTCAACCATGACTCTTGCTTCATATAGTGATGCAGGTAGCCCATCAGGTGCAACAGATTCTTATACAATAATTTTGACTGGTGGTAGCTTCACGGTTGAAAATAACTTGAACTTCCTCATGCCAGAAGAACTCGGTAAAGTAAACCAAACGATTGGTAACATTACTGGAACAAGGTCCATCTCAGGAAACCTTACTTGCTACTATGATACCGATATTACGAACAGTAAGTCAGCTGAACTTTGGTCAGACTTAATTACAGGTTCAAGCGGTGGTGTTGCCGGTACTATTCCTTCGATACGAAACGCTCATGCGCTATCTATAAACGTTGGTGGAGCAACTGGAAACAGACTTACTCTATCAATGCCAACAGCGCACCTAGAGATTCCAACAATTAACCCAGACGAACTCTTTACTATTGAGGCTAATTTCCATGCTCTTCCAAGCTCTGGAAACTTTGATAATACAAACGAAGCCACAATCATATATGGAGTTTAAGACCTAATAAAAAAAAGTTCTTGACAAAGAACTTGGTGTTAGGTATAATGTCAAAAGTCGGGGAGGATTTTCTTCTCCGACTTTTTGTCTAACTGAAATAGGAGAAATTAT